CAGTTAGCCCCAGCATCGAGGCAAGATACTTATCAGATGGAAGTAAGCTGCTCATTTCACAAATCGACGATACTGAGATTCTCGCATGGCTCGTGGCGGCAACCAGCACACGCCACGCTTGTGATGAACAACTAAAACGCCGTTCTCTACTACGATACCGACACCAAGACCGCTTGCGCCATTTTTAAACATGCAAACTGCATGCTCTTCCATTTCTGGCAATACCTCCGTTGCTTCATTCCATAGCGCCTGCAATTCTTCCCATTTACCTGCAGTTGCTAATTCCATCCACTTGTAATCAAACGGCGGATGATAAACGCCAACGGAATCCAATATCGCCCAGACCATGACGACGCAATCAGCGCCCAAGCCATGCTGTGGATGCTCACCGAATGCATGAGGCAGGCCGACCCACGGCTTCCAGTCAATCATCAGCTAACCACCAATGAACCAGATGTTGGTAACGCCCCAACGATTTTGGTATTCAAAACGCGCCTTGGAACGTCAGATGCAACGGCATCCAGCGGTGACGTTAGTTTTAGCATCACTTTCTCTGTATCCATGTCGTAACTCGCGACACGCCATAGCTCAGATCGAATCAGTGCAACATCACTAAAATTCGTCACATCGAGGCTGACCGTTTTTAGATCCAACAACCATCGGCTTTGAACGGCTTCTGCAAAAATGTTTACGCTGATTTCGTTAGTGGCAGCGCCTAGCACTGCTTCGGATCGGTCGCCGCCCTTACTGCCTGCACCAGTCGAAACAGCAAAGGGCAGAAAGCTATATGTGACTCCGCTGTAAGTTCTTGTTAAATTGACTGAAAAATTTTGATAGGCGTAAACGGTTGGTGTGGACGAGTCCTGCATAAACCGTGCATAGTTGACGAAGGCAAATGCGCTCATTAGCTAAGTCCTACTTTTTTCCTTGTTTTAACACTACCTTGTAAAGCCGAGAGTGTCAGCGATCTGCCGCGTTCAGCCGCCTGAGCCATGCCCTGACGATGCTGTTCTGCTGTGACGTACTCGACGTTATTTATGACCGTCGATTCATATCGAATGTCCAGCGGTTGCATGGCTTTGGCTTGCTGGTTGTTCAGCTGTTCGCGGGTGCTAGCAACGGCTCGTTGGCGGTCCAGCTGTTCGCGGGTGCTGGTAGCGGCTTGCTGGTTGTTCAGCTGTTCGCGGGTGCTAGCAACCTCAACGCCTAAACGACCGCTAGGGCCTCGTTTAAGGGGCATGATCGCTTCTGGGCCAGCTTCCCCCATCAGCCCCGTACCATTCGCTAGCGGGAAGATTGTCGGCTCGCCAACAATTCCACCTTTGGCAAACGGTACGATCTCGTTGTCGGCAAGGACACCGCCTTTTTCAAATGGAGTGCCCGAAAGGCCGCTGTAGTCCCCAAAAAGCGGCAGTCCTGAGTCCACCCCGCTCCCGAAGCTAGGAGCAGAGGCACTGCCAGGTAGTATTTTAACAACCTGATTCAGAATCGCCATTGTCACCATTTTTGCAATGATCTGCCCCGCCATATCCAAGAAATAACTGCCAACACTCTTGAAGAAATCAGCCAATGCTTCTTTTGCGCTTTTGGATCCACTGATTGCATCCGTAAACGACTGAGAGAATGCACTGCCAATAGCGTTTGCTGCGCCAGTAATTTGATTGATTGGATTTACTAGATCTTCCAGTTCTTTTTTCAAACTGCGAATGTTTTGGCTCAACCCTTCCGTCAACGTTGGATCTATTGTTTGGCGGAACAGATCAGTTTGCTGTTCAGCGTTTGGATCCCCTGCGTCTCTCCTTGACTGCCTGAATCTTTCAATTCTCTGCTCGTTTGTCACCAAGCCAAGCTGATCGCGTAAGTTAAACAGCTCGTCTTCGGACGCTTTTGCAATGGCTTCTTTCTCAAACCTGTATCGCTGTGCTTCTTTCGTAAGCTCTGCAGCATATTCAATTGAAAGGCGAGCGTCGTCGTTTTGTTTAGTTGCAATGGCTTCTGCTACCAATGCGCCCTGTTCTTTTTGCCCCTCGGCAGCCTTAAGGGCTTCGAGATATTTCAGTTCAACCTGTGCAGCTTGTTCGGCAAAGTCAATAGAAATTCTTTGGTTGTTTAACTGATTTACCCTTGACCTGTTGTTTTTGTTTTGAGCTTCTCCAATATCTATCTCGTTATCCAACCTCGCTTTTGTAGCGGCAATGAGTTTGCCTTCATTTATGATTGAATCAAGCAAAGACTTGCGCACTTTTTCTGCCTTGCCGCCGCCGCCGCCGCCGCCGCCGCCGCCGCCGGTATCAGTGCCGGTAGGAGAAGCGAAGTCAGTTAGGTTGTTTAAAAGATAATCGGGCAAATCAGCGCCTTGATCGCGGTCATACACCGCTCTTTTTCTGGCTTCTCGGAGTTTCTTGCCTGTCTCCCCTAATTGCGTCAGCTGTGCCTCGCGAAGAGGGTCAAGTATGGGCTTGGCTAAAAATTCACCAATTTGCCCGCTTATGGTTGAAGAACCTTTTAAGTCTTTTTGCTCGATGCGAGCAACTGCGGCACTGTTTTCCGCAATTTCTTTGTCAACAGCCGCAACGCTGCCTTCTCTTAGCAGTAAATTCAGTCTATTCTGCTCCTTTGCTGCTCTGTTAATTGCAATTGCTAGCGCAGCAGCGCCAGCGGCCAAAGCTACGTATGGATTCAATAGTGCGGCTCCATTCAACCCAATCAAAGCTTTTTTCGCTATTACGGCATTTGCAGCCAATGCGGAAACCGCTTTGCTTAACGAGCCAATAGAGGCAACAATTGCCGCAATCTTGCCAACTGCGAACACAGCGAAAGCAGCAGCGGCAGCCTGAGCTACCAAGTCAAGATTCTTCGCAAGCGCAATCAATCCATCCCTGATGCTTGGCAATGCCGCAAGTATTGCTGGAGTGATTTCTTCTAGGAACTCGCCAAAAGCTTGTTGGAACTCAGCGCCAACCGGCTGAAGAGCTTTACCTATCTCAATCCGCATATTGTTATATGCAACCGTCAATCTTGCGCCAGCGGACTCGGATGACCCAGCAATCTTTTCAGCCAATTCACCGTATTCACCACCCAGTTGAACCAAGAACTTCATCAGGTCATTCAGCCCCACCTCGCCTTTTTGCAAGGCTTTTGTCAGCTCTGGGCCGGTCCTACCTGACGCTTCAGCAATTTTGTTAAATGTGCCAGGCAGTCTTTCTGCAATTTGATTGATCTCTTCCGCAGAAACTTTTCCCTTCGAAAAAATCTGAACAAGCGCGGTTACGGCCCCTTCAACCTGCTCTGCGCCGCCGCCCGTTGCAATAATTGCAGAGTTGATATTCTTGAACGCAAGTTCAGCATCAGCGACACCGCCACCAGCGCCTTTCACTGCTGCTGTAAGTCGAGTGATGCCTCTGATAGCAACTTCTTGTGGAATATTTAATTCTTTTGTGACATCAGCAGCGGCTTGCAGTGCTCGGTTGTAATTACTTGCGTCACCTGCAATACCATTCAACGCAATTTTGAGTTTCTCGATGCTCGCCGCATACTCAGCAAATCCACCAAGCTGCTGTCTGAGCTGACCTACCTGAGCGCCAAGTGCAGCACCAGCAAAAGACCCGCCAACACCACCAACTGCGCCACCAATTGCGCCACCAAGGAACCCTTCAGGCCCACCGAAAATACCACCGGAGATCGTTGCACCAGCGACTTGGGCGGCCTTGCCGGGGGAAAACTTACGGCGAGAACGAGAAGTTTTCTCTAGGGCTCGGTCTACTTTTTCGATGTCTTTTGTTACTTTTCTGAAAGCATCACTAGCGGGGTCAAGCCCATTCCGCAATTGAGTCCAAACATTTCGCTGCTTTTCAAGACTTGAAATACTGCCATTAGACGCAGCAGTAGCGGCACGAATGTCTGCCGAGACCTCTTCGTAAGATTTTCCCATCATGTCAATATTTGTTGCAATCTTACTGATGCCAATCTCACCAATCTGGCCGTACAGTGCGCTTATTTCACGCATCGGCTGCTCGCGAGGGGCCTTGGCGGCAACTTTTCTTTGGTTTTTTTCAATAGATCGTCGAATAGCTGCTTGCTGTCGAAGCGCACCATTTTCGGCGTTGATTTTTTTTAGATTATTGATTCGGTCCTCAATTTCTTTTTTTCTAGCCTCTCTCGCCTCCACCATTGCAGGCGGAAGCTTTGGCGAGATAGGTCTATCGTAAGCAGTAGCACCCGCCCGTCTAAAGGCTCTTCTGCTAGCAAAAGTTCCGACGCCAGGGGCAATCATTGCTCCAGATGCAGGATCTCTGTAACCTTGCGGACGCCCCTGCCGAGAGCGCATTTGACCAATGACCGGAGTACCGCCACGCGCAATGCGGCCAGCAGCTGCCTCGGCGCTTAAGCCAGATACTGAGGAGGCGTACCCGCCACGGACGCCTAGGCCGGACATCGATGCAACATAGTCTCCAATTCCTTGAAGCTTGGCGGCTCTGCGCTCGGCCCCTTCTTGCGCTCTGTTCAGCCTTTCAAACGCCTGTGCGCTTTCGCCTGTCTCCCTAGCAAGCTCTTTCTGAATGCCGATAATTTCGTTAGAAACACGGGTGTAGTCAGAGCTTGACCTGACAGTATTGTTAAGCTCAATTTTTAGCTCTGCTAGCTTTTGGTTAAGTCCTGCTGTAGTGTTTGGAAGTTTACCAAAATCTTGATCAAGAGCTTTTAGTCTTACTCCAAAGGACGCAATGCTTTTGTCTGTGTTGCTAAAAGCCTCCGCTAGCTTAATAGTCTCACTACGACTAGACGCAACAAACTCAAGGTATCCAGTCTGAGCGACCTTAAGAAGCTGCCCTTGAAGCTTCTCTTCCAGACGAATCCTTTTCTCTGTATTTGCTGCTGTAGACCTCTCTTTACTTGACAGTAAATCAATAGATTGAATTTCTTTTTCTGTTACGGCAATCCTTTCTCTGTAAGCCTTGGCTTGCAAGCCAATAAGGGTTGAACTTTTGCGTAACGTGCCATTGAGCAAGTTAGATATTTCTTTTTGCTTTTTAGCCTTGGCTTCTGCTAGTTCTAGCGCTTCCCCCATGTCCACAATGTTGCCCTTCAGCCGAGCAAATGCGTCAGAGCCTGTCCTGGCTTCTTTTGAAAGAAGCTTTAGCTTTTCAGTGGCGTCTTTTATTTGAGAGACAGAGGATTTAGCACTTGTGCCAATCTCCGCAAGTCGCTTCGCCTGAGCCTGTGATTTCGCACCAAGCCCGTCCAGTGAAGCCTTGAGATCGACAATACCTTTCCCAAGCTCACGGTAAACCTTGCCGCCCATAGCGGCCTGTTCGCGCAAGCCTTCAAACGCCTTGATCTGACCTTTTATTGTTGCTTCGCTATTACCGGCCTCTGCAGCAAACTTTCGTACGTCATCAGTTGCCTTCTGAAGGTCTCCGGCTGAAAGCTTGTTGAGTTGCTTTGATAGATCGCGAAACGAGCTGTTTAATTTTTGCAGCTTTTCGCTGCCACTTACTTTAAGTACAATATCAACAGGCGAAACAGTCTTACTTGGCATCTTTCTTGTTCAGCTCAGAGAGTGCAGCAGCTTCCATTACTTGAAGGCTCTCCAGCATCTCACGGGGATTATCTACATCATAAAGGGACATCAGCCCTGACGCACCCAGCAAGACCTCATACTTCAATCCAACGTAACCTCCCATCGTGACGGTCCATTGCGTTTGCATTCGCAAGAACATCATCAACGCATCCCAGTTTTCTTCCCATACCTCAAAGTGCTCCTCTTCAGGAGCGGCCTGACGCTGCGGCTTCAATCCAAATGCCGCAGCGTCATCTGCACTCTTGTCCTCTACTCTTTTGCCGCCATTCGCCCAATACTTGACGGCATCTTTTAGTTTCCCAGTTTCGCGCCTTCAAAAGTTTCGGTGTAAGCCTTCAGGACACCACGAATCCAATATGGGTCATCAGCAAATTCTTTCATTGCTGCCTGGGAAAACGGCAACGGCTTGCCGTCTTCATCCTCGATTCCTTCCCATCCAGTCATCACTGCTTTAAGCAAGTCAAGATCGCCTTTATCCGCAAGCTTTTGGAACTCAGACCTTGGCACCCGCTTAAACACCGCATCAAAACTAGAGTCATCAAAGACCCCACCGTCAGCAGGTTCTTCCACGGTTACAGGCCATTTAAAAGTTTTGACCTTTTTGCGAACGAAAGTCATTGAGCAAATTTAACTGCAATTAGCTTACAGCAATAAAAAAGGCCGTGCTCTCTAACACGGCCATGGTTCCACTAAGGGCCTTGGCTCCCTCGGATCAAGTGTACACCAAGCTGAACTCATCATTCCCTGCTGTTGAGGGAATCGCGGTGTATGGGATGTTCAGCATCGCAATGCCGTCTTGGTCGGCATAGCTCACATCACCAATGTCGATTTGACTGCTCGAAAAATCAACAATGTTCCCAGCAGTGGTGCCATGCTGGAACGTCAAGTCGCCAAGCGTGTTGTCAGTCAAAGCAGCAGTGAAGTAGTCCTTCGTGGCAATCGAGATCATCTCAAGGCTCACGCTACCGCTTGCACTGCGATCAGTGATCAGCACTTCCTTCGTGCAACCAATCAACTCTCGGTAAACAACAGAATTGCCGATGTCTAGACTGATTGACTGCAAGCAGCCAGAGTAAGACAGTAAGGAGAATGTGTCTGTGTTGCCGTTCTTAAAGATCAGCGGTGTTGCCTGGTTTGCGTAAGTAACGCTAGGCAGTGCCGAATCGTCAGGAGCGTTATAGATCCCAGTGAAAGTAAAATCAATCGAAGGGATTTCTCCAACAGATCCATTCAAAGTGAATGTTCCTCTAGCACCGGTCACTTTGTGACGAACGCCATCAATGTTGTAGTGAATGGTGACTGAGCTGAAATTTGAACTTACTGGTGCGTAAGTCACGCTAGTACCAGCAGCCACCGTTTCACTAAGGCCGCAAGCTTGAAGCGCCTTGCCGTACTGCGGAGCAGTGCCAGCAGTACCAGATCCTGCTAGCTCAACGCTGAACGTGCATTCAACGCGAGTGTTGGCAAGAAGCTGCTCTGATGCTCCAAGATAAGGACGAATCAGATCACGATTAACAACATCACTCTGCTGTGGGGTGATGTTCAGATCTCTCACCAAAACCGCGTCGGTTCCTGTTGGAGTCGGATCGACTCCGTAGCTCGACTCTGTTTCGATCAGAATCAGTCGTTTCCGTAGAAGAAGTGGTGCCATTTTCTTGTTGGGGGTCGGCGGGAAGTGTTCGCTGAATCAGAGTGCGTTTTCCGGTTTCTGGATCGAGAAGATACGACCCACCTTGACCGCTGTACTCGTCTTTCATCGTAATCCTTGCAACTGCTTAAACCTTAGTAGACAGTAAGGTCTGCTAATGCTGTTCTGTATTTAACGTCGTACTCATTAGAAAAGACCCCAGCAGGTTGGTCTGCATCAAGAAACTCAAAGCTTGTTAGCACGGGCTGAACATCAATTGCATATCCTCCAACAGTCAAGTCAGCCATTATTTTTGAGTGCATCGATTCAATCACTGAATCCGCATCCGTGTAAGGAGTTGTTGACCTTGTGATTACGACTATTCTTACCCGCATTGTCCAGTCAAGTTTTGGTAATGATGTTTGCTGCTGTGCGACATCATTTACGGGCTCGATCACGATCATTGGCGTCTCAGCTCTGGCAGCAGCCGTCACTCGCGACCGATAAACCCTCCCATTGACGCCAGCGGTACTGGCTAAGGTTGTGGCGATCTGGGCCAAGATTTGCTCGCGTCTAGTAGTCATCAGTCACACATCACAGAGCCGTAGAAAGATTCGCTATTGGATACATTACTCGCAGTGCATCTGACATAAAGTACAGGAGAGTTGGAGTAAAAATGAGCGTCGATACCGCTACCAGAATGAGAATGAGACTCAAGAGGAAACCAATCAGTCCCATTTAAAGACCCCTCGTCAATAACAGTTACATTTGCACCAACAATCTTATGAACAAATACAAAGTTAATGCCAGCGATCTTCACCGCAGGCGTTGAGCCATCAGCCGTGAGAGGATCCCAGAAATGAATGTTCTTAGAGTTGTCAGCGAAATAACCAATTTCAATGGTCATGAGTCCTTCATCAGCATCAACTCGACGAACTTGCCGTCATCGATAAGACTAGCCGTCCTGACAGTATAGTTGGCTCCATCAACAGACACTGCATCGCTATGCAGCAAGCCTCCAAACTTTGAAGATTCACAAGTCAGCTTGTAATCAGTTGTCAGAACCACTCCGTCAGCAATGATCTCACTTGGCATGTCCAGAATGCCTACACCTGAAACAGATCCTGATATTACTGGCACTGCAAACTCATCAATGTCTAGGAAAACGCTTAAATCTTCAACGAATGCCATGAGAAAAGCCCGGACGTACCGGGCATATACAGCTATCAGGCGTACTTCAAAGCACCAAAAGCATTGACGCTATAGGTGTGAGTTGAAGTGGATACTGTCGAAACAGCTTTGATGTAACGCTTGGCACTACCTTTCGGGAAAACAAGAGTCTGCTTGCTTGCGCTTGTGCTTACCTGAGTAAATGCAGCGTCAGTGACATCAGAATACGTTCCACCGGAAGTGTCAGCTGACTGGATTTTGACATCCAAAGTCGATGTTCCGCCATTCTCGACATCGAGAATTACGCAGATGTCGCCTTCGTAGTCATTCAAGTCAACAGCGGTGCCGTTGAGAGCAGAAGTGCGTGAAGCTGTTGGTGCTAACGCAAAGTGCGAAAGCTTTTCTAAGCCAACAGAAAGGATTGTCATTGTTCTTCTCCAGAAGAAATTTTAGAACGACCTCGTTTTGTAGGAGGCTTGGGTGGGCACGAAGGAGCAGTTTCAGAAACAGGTTTGACTTTTTTCTCAACAGCAACTTTTGCTTTGTCGCTATTGAAAAGAATATTTGCTGTCTGCTGATCAACTTCAATAAAGGAGCCTGCTTTCACAGGCTCCCCGTTGATCATCACTCCGCGTGTGATCTCAACTCTCATGTTGTTCAGCTAGCGAAGCAGAAACATGCAGGCTGCTTAACGCCAAAGTCAACGTCTTGCAAAGCAATGACGCGAACGGTTCCAGCAGTTGCTCCAGCATAAGGATCAACAGTGAGATCCAAGCCTGACCACATGCCCATCACGAACTGTGAGAAATCGCCAAACAGTGCATCGTTGTTGAGCAACTGGTTGGAAACGATCACTGGGTAACCGTTGATTTCATCGTTTTCGTAAACGAAATCACCGCTGCCAGCATCTTTCTTGGTTGACTTGAGAGCGCCGCGAGCAGAAGCGTTGATGATGTAGCGCATTGCGCCGATGTCACCGTTAGCCGCTGCAACGTCAGTCTCAAGAGCAATCATCTCTTCAAATGTTCCAAAACCTGTAAGGGTCTCAGATCCAATACCGCTGACGTTAGTCAGACCCTGAGGCTGGTTGGAAGAACCGGTGCCGTAAACAGCTGCGCGATCAATCTCAAGTGCAATGACGCGAGCAAGATCGTTACGAATCATGCCTTCAACGTCGATGCTGCTTTGAAGCAGAAGACGCCTGCTGTAATCAACAAATGCACCCACTGTCTTGGGTGTCATGTTGACTTGATCAATTGCCTGCTGGGACTCGGTAGGAGAAGCGTTTTCGCCAACCCAGTAAGCAGTGCTCGCGCTCGTCTGACGAGGAATCGAAACATTGCCTTGCAGGCCGGTCAGAACTGTGCATCCAGCCTGTGAAATTGACAAGCGGTTGCGAAGCAGGTCGATGAAGCTGCCAGACAACAGCACGTCATCAACCAGATCGCCACCGGCTGTAGGAGTGCCTACAACCAAATCGCGACGAAGGACTTCATTAGGGATGACAATGCCGTTTGAAGAACGCTCGTACTTCTTAGCAGCAGCCTCACCAACTTCAATTTCAAATGCTGCATCGCGACGAGCCTGAGCATCACCCTGGTTAGAGAGATAGTTCAGAGCTTTGACGAAGCTGAAGCTACGAGTCTCCTTATCAGAAAGACCGATGTCGTTAGCAGTGACGCTGATGCTGTGTTCCACGGTTTGAGTGCCGATTTTTTCGAGAAATGCAGCACGGGCCTCATCAACAGACTTGCCGCCGTTGATCAAATCGCGTGCCATGTCAGGGAGCTTGTGACGCTCACCGATTTGAGTGATAGAGGTAACACGGTCACGTTCGGCCTCTACGGCCTCGGACCGGATCACCTCCAGATCTGGAGTGTTTTCCATGATGACCTCAGTCATTGTGTTTTCAGGTGATGCGGGTGAAGCCGCAGTCTCAGAGCCGAGTTCCTCTAAGGAACGTTCAACTCCATTGTCTAGGTCAGAATCGTCCGTCTCAAGAGAGCGTCCAACTCCGACTGTCGGGTCAGCAGGAATGCTGACCAGACTTACTTCATAGGGACGCCAATTCGTCGCTACAAAATCACTTTCACGCTCTTCCATTTTATCAATGGAGTAGCCGAAAGAAACGCCGCGAAGGATTCCATCACGAACGTCTTGGAGCACTTCTTGCGCAAATTTATTACGCGAGAAGCGCACCTTGGCATAACCCCGCTTCTTTTCTCCATCAATCCAAGCACGCTCGACAACGCCGATCATGCGGTCTGGATCGTGGTTATAAAGAAGCGGTGCGCCGTCATTGAGCCGCTCAAGGTTGGCGGACTCGCTGCCATGGCTCAGGATTTCGTTTCCAAAATAACGAGCCACGGGATATTCAGAGCTGAATGGAAACTCCATGCTCTTTTCATCAACCATGCGGAAGCTGGTAGCTTCGACACGCTGAAAGGTCTTACCTTCCAGATCACGGGACAATTTCTGATGTTCTTCATCAAAGGCCGCATAATGCACCTCCTCTTGTACCTCCATCTCGCGTAATGCTTCGATCTTATTCAGTGTACTGAACTTGTGCCCTGCATAAACATCGGTCTCTTGCCATCCTTCGTCTCCTTCGCGATAAATCCTAATTAATGCGGCAGGATCATCCTCTTCTCCATTAATAGTAACTTCTGCGCCAGGCACCTCTAGCTGGCCATCACGAACAATTCTTGTAATGCGTCCCTGAGCATTGCCACCAGAAGAACTCCAGCGCACAAAATCTCCAACGTCTAAAGCGTCAGGCTCGGCGCGAACCTCTTCTTGGGCGATTGAACGATCCATGGATTTAACAATGCGGTCTGACCATGTTTTACCAGAATCGCCGCCCCAAGCAGCCCAAGCGACTCTTCCTGGCGAGGGGTAGCCATCTTCTCCTGGGCTGAATCCTTCAGCTTGCTTGTCTACTTCATGACGCGCAAACCATGCGCTCATCTTGATTACTGTTTCATCGCTCAACTCATTGCCGCTCAAGATTTGAGTTGCGCGGCGAGCTGCGACTTCAGTGCCGCCTTTCCTGCCGTCTGATTTCCAGTCTTTGTAACGCTGCGCTTCTTCACGCATTCCATCGTTTGGCTTAAATGGCATCACTCAATTACCTCTGGCGGCTGCTCGATAATGTCTCGATCAAGCTCAACGTTAAGATCACGGGCTGTTTGCTGTTCCATAGCAATTTCACTCAAGTTGTCGTAGAAGTCTCCTCCTAACCTTGAAACGATTTGAGCCTTCGTATAATAGCCCGCATTTTCCATCTCACGGTAAGCTTTAGCCTCTTTGAGAGGGTCAACCCAATCCCATCCACGCGCCATCCACCTGGGTGTGTCGTATCGCTCTGGCCTTTCCTCGTAATCGGTGAACGGTAACTCTCCAGCAAGCACAGCCAAGCCAAGCCACTCACGGAACACTCTCATGTGAAAATTTTCAATCAAATACCCTTGTACGACTTTCCAGTGTTCTCTGTCTTCCAAGAGGCTTAAACGGCTGCTGCTGTAATTAGTGTCTGAAAAATCACGACTCAATGTCTCGTAACTACAGCCAAAACCTGAAGCAAAACGACGTACTTTGTTTTTAACAAACATCTCGAATTGCTGGTCAGGTGAGCTGATGTTTGGAACTTCAACATTCTGACCAGGCTCTAAATACTTCCACATACCAGGCTCAAACTCACTAATCCGGCGGCTGTCTTCAACATCATCCCCGTCAAGCTCGCCTTCTGGGCTAGTGACAAAGCCCATGACACTTGCGCCAGCGCGAGCACGAATGACAGCGGCTTCTTCATACCCTTGCAGCTGATGCGCGTCAGCC